ACTGAAACTCTTATAAAAATGAAAAATGCCATTGACACTAATGATTTTGGAACTGGCTACCCAGACATAAACACAATTCATCTGCCCGCGTGGATGGAAAGTGAAAATTCTTTTTAAGAGATCCCAGCGTGGGGGTGCCACGCAAAACCAAGAAGGAGTTGCAAAATGCAACATATGATTACCAATGTTTTCGCAAAATATCCGCGATTAAACTCAACCTATCGTTTCGATAATGCAGAAAATAATTCTGTTAAATGTGACCCAATGGACGACGGCGCCGCGTATGAAACTTCATTCGTTATGGACGATGCCACGGCAAAAGACCTGCACAACATATGCATGGAGTCTTACAGAAACGCAGCATCGCTTGATTCCAAGCGTAAGTGGCCTGAGAAGCCAACCTATTTGCCGTATAAGCGTGATGAAGAGGATAGGGTTGTCGGTAAGACAAAGCTAAAGGGCAGCTACGGCGGAGAAAAAACTCAGGCGCCAAAGCAAGTTGACGCCGCAAGAAATAAACTGCCAGACGATTTTATGTTAACTTCCGGCAGTAAAATAAATCTGGCGGTGACAATTGTTCCATACAACACAGGATCAATAAATGGTGTGAGCCTGAGATTGCGCGCGGTGCAAGTGCTAGAGCTTCAAGAGTTGGCGCAGGGTACAGATCCGTTTGACCAAATCGAAGGTGGTTACGTGGCTAAACAGGAGGAAGACCCTTTTGCGGTGCCAAAGGAAAATGGTGTGGTTTCTGACGTTGCGAAAAGCAGCGTGGAGCTTGATGACGAAATCCCGTTTTAAATGAAAATATGCCCAGCGTGTCCATTCGCTGGGCATATTAACAGGAGCGCCCCTAAAAACCCATGAAAAAAAGGAGCAGGGAAATGGTAGCAAAATCAATTAAAGAAAGCAAGTTCCCCATTGCGTATTGGTCGGAATATAGCCAGCCAATCATATCAAGCCTAGAATTAAAAAAAACAAGTCAGGGAGAATTTCATGGGCCGTGTCCAAATTGTTCCGGCGTGGATAGGTTTTGGATTAAAGAATTTAATGGTGAAGTTTTAGTAAATTGCAGGAAATGCCAAGACTATAAAGCAATTAAAGACAAATTAAAGGATATGTCTTTGTGGCCGACGCAATCAAGTAAGCCGCCAGAAATTGCAGTGCAGCCAATCAATTGGCCGGAAAGTAACGATATGTCCAAGCATCCATACTTACAAAAAAAGAAACTCAGCCTGCACAATGCAAAAATCGAAGGCGATAAACTTGTAATATCTATCATAGATGTGACGGGTAAGCGCGTCGGCTACCAGTATATCGACGCGGAGGGCGATAAGAAGTTTAGCTATAATATGCCCGTGGCGGGTCATTTTAGCGTCATAGGTGGCCCAATTAAGGATTTCGCTTACATCACTGAGGGGTGGGCAAATGCGGCGACAATACACGAAGCCACAGACAAACCCGCAATATTTGCATTGAGCGCAAATAATATACCGTCAGTGGTTGATGCAATATCTCAGTCAAAACCCAAGTGTGAGCTTGTAGTTGCCGGAGATAACGACGAGGCGGGCCGTAAGGCGTGTGAAGCTACGTTTGAGCAACACGGCGTGGAATATATTTTACCAGAGCAGGAGGGCTGGGATTTCTCAGACCTGTGGGTCATCCAAGGCAGGGAAGCCACCAGAAAGGCGTTAACCGTCGCTAACGTGATGGACCAAATATTTATGCCGGAGGATGCAGTACCGCAACTCTCAAGGAACTACCTTATAAAGAGGTGGCTGACGGAGGGCGGTATGTCCGTCATTTACGGGCAATCAAACGTGGGCAAATCTTTCTTCGCGCTGGATATGGGCTGGCACGTCGGCGGAGATAACGATTGGAACGGCAGTAAGGTAAATGGCGGATCTGTATTATATTTAGCGACTGAGGGGGGTATGGCGTTCCACAATAGGGTCGTAGCCCTAAAACAGCATTACCCTAACCAGAACAACGTTAAATTGGCTGTCAGGCCGTCTCCAGTAAACTTATTAGACCCAGATGTTGACATGGCGTCACTCATAAAACTTTGCGCAGAAATATCTAAACGACACGGCCCACTCAAAATGATCGTAGTTGACACGCTCAGTCGCGCAATGTCGGGCGGCAATGAGAATGCACCAGAGGCGATGACAAGTGTTATCTCGAATTGCGATAAACTCAGGGTTATTACCAAGGCGCACGTCTCAATTGTGCATCATTCGGGGAAGGATAAAGCCGCTGGTGCGCGTGGGCATAGCTCACTTCGTGCGGCTACCGATTCTGAGATAGAGCTAGAACACGACGAAGTTACGGGGCTGCGCACAGCGAAAGCCACCAAGCAGCGCGATATGGAAACTGGAACAGTCTTTACGTTTAAGCTTAAAGTGGTTGAGCTTGGCATTGATGAGGACGGAGATGCCGTCACAACGTGTGTCATCCATGAGGCCAGCGAGAGTGAAATTGCCGAAGCCAGCAAGCCAAAGATAAAGGGCAAGAACCAGCTTATCATGCGCAACGCATTTACCCAACTTAGGGGTGAGGGCGTGGGTCAGCCAAATCATGCGGGGGCTGGATTCCCAGAACCAAGAACGTATTGGATGATAAAGGAAGAGGATCTCAGAAACCATTTCTTGGGTAAGGTGACGAACGCCAGCAATCCAAGATCTAGCTACAAGCAGGCGATTGATGCGCTGATGAGTGCCGGACATTTGGTGCAAAACGATGGATTTGTGTGGTTTTTGGATAGTGAGGGGAAATGCTGAAGTGTATGAAAAGTGTATGAATTGGGGTTGTAATAAAAACAATGACTTAGACGGCCAATTCATACGTTTCATACGTTTTCCTACAGTAATTCCTACGAAACCATAAAGTGTATGAATGTAGGAATATACCTTTAGGTATTCCTACAATTCCTACAATGGGCAGATTGGAGTTTAATATGAGTGAGGCGAGGACGTTTGATGAGAAGCTTAACTCTTGCCGCGATATTGAAGAGCTTGAGGGTTTCGCTAACCGCCGTCGCTTTAATCCTGCGTTGCCCAAGTGGTCGGAGGATGAAAGACGAAAGATAATATTTAGAAAAGCGGAAATGATAAACAAAAGGAAAAAGAAATGAACGACAAGGTTATACCGACTGAGAAGAAAATTGTTTTGCCGGAAAATGTAAGGTCGAGCGTTTTGCTTGAGGCTGGTGAACTTATCAATGGTGCGCGCCAAATACATTACGGACAGCCAAAAGAAAACTTTGAAACGACTGCCGCATTATTTGGTGCATACTTGGGGTGTGATATTAGCGCCGCAGACGTGTGTCACCTAATGGCGCTTCTCAAAATTGCGAGGCTGCGCAATGGTGGCCATAGGGATTCGAGCGTGGACAGTTGTGGGTATATGGCGCTGGGTGCGGAAATGTCAGACGCGGGGACTTGATGTGAGGCTCTCTGGTGGGGTATAGTGGTCGTGCGGGGTTGTTTCCTCCCAAACCTGTTTTGCATCTTCCACCCGCGAAACAGCTAACTCCGACAACTAAGCCCGCGTAAATAATACGTGGGCTTTTTTTTGGAGAAAGCATGGCATACGAATTAAAATTAGTTTTAAATTTAAAGTGTGAAGATAATGAAGAGCAGATGGATGAGACTGAAATGCTAACGAGTTATTTAGGTGAGAGATTGGTAAATAATGCTGACCCAAATAGGTTGATGCAAAGCCTTGCGGAAGCTTTGATTGAAATGGACAGCGAGGATATATTTAAAATAGATGCAAGGACAATGCATTGAGTTGCTGTTGTGCTATATGTCCTCTGCAAGACGCACCGACAGCAAAGCGCAGGCGCGCGCGAGTAAATCATTTTGTGGGGTACGTCAATACCCCAAAAGCTTTACCAAGGGCTTTCATATGCGACATTGATACCCCAGAAATAGCTATGTCATTGTTTCCATTACATAATAAATTTAACATAATGCGTATTATGCGATAATGGCGCAAAATTACCCCCCCCCGCCAAAGATTTTGCTAGGGTTTGTTTATGTATAATCCGACGCACACGCTTGCCCCCCGCCACCCCCCCCC